TGCCGCTGCAAAGGCTGGCCATACGTCGCCTGCTTCTGGGCAAACTTTTCCACCTGGAAGGCCGCGTACTTGTGGGTGTCGATGCTGATGTCGGTCTTGTTGTGGGTCATGCTCTCGAACTCAACGGTGTTCGAGATGCCGCTGGACTTGGTCTGCGCCGTGTAGTTCGAGACGTGCGGGATGTGGACGGTGTCGCCGTACGACTTGATGTCGCCCTCGTACTCGCGGCAGACCAACTTGGCCCACATGGTCGCGAACTCGACGGCGTCCAGGGTATTGCCGGCCCACACCTCGGGGATGAAGTTGGCCGCAGTCGTTGCGGTGATATTTGTCGATGTGATTGGAGTTCTGCACTTTCCCGCTCGTCACTGAGCGATGGAACGGTGTGTCAAATGCCGGATGTTGTCAATCGGGCCGAACGAGTCCGGCTGCAGCCTGTGCGTTGATCTTGGAGAGATTCGCCTTGCGCCACGCCGAGTTGCCGATGTTGGCGCGAATCTCCGACTCCGAGAAGATGTGGTCCCCGCCGCTCAGTCCGTCGAGGTTCAGGTCAGCCCGCCCGCCGGCGGCCTCGGCCTTGACACCGTCCACGGCGCTCGCCTTCTGGAGCGCTTCGAGCCGCTTCGTCGCGAGCGCTTCCGCCTTCGACTCGGCCTTCTTGTTGCTGCGATGCTCGGCAATGACTTCCGCAGCGGCCTCGAAGAACTCGTCGATCTCGCGGTAGTTGGCCCACTTGAGTTTCTCGCGGTCCGCAGGCGACGCCTCGTTCCACGCCTCCACGAAGATCGGCTTGGAGTAGAACTTGTCCAGCCGCTCGGCGAGCGAGCGCGACATCTCTGCCTGCTGCGCTTCGAGAAGCCGGGTCTGCTGCTCCTGATACTCCGTCCTCGCCAGGTCGGCCTGGATGCGCACTGCGAGCGCGTCCGGGTCGGTATCGGCGAGGCGGCGCATCGTCGCGCGCTCTTCTGCCACGCGGGCGGCCTCGATGCGCGCGTTGTAGGCCGCGTCGGCTTCCTGCCGAGCGCGCTGTGCCTGCTGCTGCGCGAGAGCGCCCACCTTGCCCTGGAGTCGCGGGTTCTTGCGGATCAACTCCTCCGGGTCGAGTTCTGCAACCCTGGCCCAGATGTCTTCGAGCGACGCCGCCGTCGTCCCTGCTGCTTCGACCGTGGCCTCGGTAGGCGGCGCTACGTCCGTGGACTGCGCCGTCGCTTCGACCATCTCGGTCGCGTCAACCGCCATGTAAACCCCTCTCGTCTGCTGCTATCATCTTGCATGAAGCCTTGTGCGGTATGCCAAGACTTGTCGAATCAGAGTCCGGCAAGGCGGGCCACGGCCTGCGCGTCCAGCCCGCGCCGCGTCAGCGTCTTCGGCCCCGACTCGATGAACAGCGCGTAGTCGGGGTTGTCCCGCTTGAACCGCTCCAGGTGCGAGTCCCAGAACTTCGATTCCTTCGCGCTCTTCGCCTTCGCCAGCCGATCAGCGCCGTACTTCGACTGGAAGACCATCTCGGCCTCGCGGTCGCCCATGACCGACTTGTACTGCGACAGCAGGCCACGGTCGGCCGCGACCTGGGCGTACTCTTCCTTCGAGACGTTGGTGTACCGCTCGCCGCTCCGCTTGTCCTCCAACTCGTTCTGCGCCTTCAGCGCGCCCATGTAGCGGCGGGCGGCGATGTCGGCGTTCTCGCCGATCTGATCGGTGACGAACTCCTTGCCGACCGGCACCTTGTCGAGCAGGGTCGGGTTGTCCTTCACGACCGAGGATGCGGCCCACCCCGCGCCGCGCTGCATGGCGTCGGCGATGTAGCGCTCCTTCTCCTTGTCGTCTGCCTGCTTGTAGAAGTCCTGCTTGACGAGTTCGGACAGCAACTTCTCGCGGTGCGCCATCGCCTGCTCGCGGTAGGTCGCGGCCTGTTCGCGCGTCAGCGTGACGCCGCCGATACTGCCCTTCACGTCGCTGAACGACAGATTCAGCCGCTTGAGTTCTCGGCCGTACTCCGACTTGTTGGCTTTCTTGTCGAGCAGCGCGCGGTCGATGGCCTCGGAGCGGTCCTCCACGGTCTGCGCGCCGATCTCCCGGTAGTAGCGCCCGGCCAACTGCCCGACCACGCGCGTGTTGCGCACGGCCGCGTCGCGGTCAGCCTTGATGGCGAGTTCGCGCTGAATCTCGCCGTTGAGCGTGGCGCGCTCATCGTCCGACAGACCGGTCTGCTCGGCCTCGGCGCGCAGCTTGATGAGTCGCTGGCTCTCGCCCGACGAGCCGAAGCCCGTCTCCGCGCCGGTCGTGGCGCGGATCGCGTCGGCGGCCCCCTGCCCTGCTGCGTCGAAGACGCTGACGACGGCGTCGGCCGCGCCGCCCCACGCCTTCAAGAAGTAGTCGAGTTTCGCGGGCGCGGCCCCGAGCATCGGCCCGAGGTACTTCGCCGTCTCGCTCGTCTCGTTGGTGAACTGCCGTTCGAGCGGTTGGTTCTCCAGCCCCTTCGGCACGATGGGGCGGTCGCGGAACGAGTCGTAGTTGGCGTACGCCTCCACGCCCTGTCGGACGCCGGCGGGCAGCAGCGGCACCGCCGCCTTCAGGCCGCCGGCCAGCGCCCCCTCGCCGCTGCGGACCGACTCCATGACCGGCGTTACGTCGAACGGCAACTGCTGCTTCGCGATGGCGCGGATCGTCTTATACTGGTCCACGTCCTGGCCGGTGGCGCTGTTGTACATCGCGCGGCCGAGCGTGACGAACGGCGTGAACGGGCCGGTGCGGATCAGGAAGTAGGACGGCTTCTCGACGCCGGTGGACGGGTCGATCTTACCCTTGCCGAACGGCGACATGATGACGAAGCCGCGATCCTTGTCGAAGTCGGGCACGTCCTTGTAGCGCGGGTCTTGCTGGTTGTGGTACTCCAGCGCCATCGACGGCAGGATCACGCTCGACGTGATCCCCATCAGCGCCTTGTCTCTCGTCTCTGGGTTGCGCAGCATGCGGGGCGTGTAGGCCGCCCCCTGGAACGCCACGTTGAAGAACGGCACCACCGCGTTGATCTGCTTGACGATGGAGCCGCCACGCGACGGGTCGATGGTGATGTCGCGAGCGGCGAGCGCCGACTTCTGGAGCGACTTGCCCGCGTCCATCGAGCGCGAGAACTCGGCCAGTCGCGGGACGGCGTCGAGTCGCTCGTTGATGCCGGCGAGGCCGCCGAGCGCGTTGTCCTTGACCCACGCCGCGAACTCTTTGGGCGAGGTCACGTCGCGGCCGGTCATGCCGCGCACGACCTTCTCGTACGACCCTGCGCGCCCGCTGACGTGGTCAACCGTGCCCGGCAGCGCGCCGGCCTCGGCGGCGATCTTGTAGACGCTGCCCTTCGTCGCCGCCTCTTTGATGCCTTCGCCGAGGTAGCGGAAGTTGCGCCCGAACGACTTTGGGTCGCCGATGCCGCCCTCTTTGATGAGGAACGTCAGCGAGTCCATGACCAACTGGCCCGCGCCCCAGACCGGGTTGTAGGCGATGGACGCCTTGCGGGTCAGGTCGGCGACCGGGGCCATCACCTTCTTGAAGAAGTTGTCGTCCATCGTCGAGCCGAACGACACCAGCGGCTCAAGCGAGCGGTCCACGTAGAACGTGGCGTCCTTGCCGCCGACCTTGATGCGCAGTTCGGACTCGCCCGGCAAGCGCTGGTACGCGCTCTTGGCCGCCGTCTTCAGGCCCGAGAGTTGCGCGGCCACATTGTCGGCGGGACGGATCAGCCCTTGCAGATACGGCGTGGTCTGCGCCGCCTTGACGATGGCGTTGGCCGACTCGTTCTTGGCCGAGAGCATCGCCGTCCGCTCGGCGGCGCGGTAGAACGCCTGGAGCGGCTCTTCGGCGGCGCGGTCAGTGCCCATCTCGGTCAACTTCTTGATGTCGTTCGCACCGCCGCCTACCTTGCCGACGCGGGTCGAGGTCTTGGCGAGGTTGTCGTCCAGCCAGTCGATGACCTGGATCGGCATGTAGTTGGGATACTTCGCCTTGAGGAAGTTGGCGTCGTCGATGGAGACGAGTCCGGCCTGTACCTTGCGGTCGAGCAGGAAGTCGCCCAACTTGTGGAACTGCGCCGCGCCCTTCTCCAGTTCGGCGAAGTTCGCCCCGAGGCGGCCCTGCATCTCGTATATGGCCTGCTGCGCGTCGGCGGCGGTCATCCCGCCGAAACTGCGGCCTGGGTTCGCCGCCGCCTTGTCGATGGCGTCCTTCGCGCGGAGGTAGACGTTCAGGTCGTTGCGGCCCTGCGCGACGCTGCCGCTGATGTTGGGCAGATTCTCCAGCACGCCGGCCACATGATTGCGATACCACGCGTCGCCGATCTCGGCCGAGGCTCGCCCGAGGCGCAGGATTTCGTAGGCGTTCTCTTTGTCGGTCAATTTGCGCCCGAACGCCTTTTCGAGTCCGTCCATGACGCCCTGTACCGGGGCCAGGTCGTCGAAGAGTTTGAACTTCCAGTCCTTGAGTCCGAGATCGACGGTCGTCGTTGCGTGGCCGAACGAGGCCGCGACCTTCTGCTCCGCAGCGCCACGGACAACTGCGCCTGCGGCCTTCTGGAACGCGCCGCCCGCGACCTTGACGCCGCCGCCCACCGAGCCGAAGGCTCCGAGCGTGTCGTCCTGGTACAGTTCGTCGTAGCGCTTCGCGTCCTGCGGATTGGCGGCAGCGTACGACGGGTTGAGTTCGCGGGGCGCGGTCAGGATGCCGCCGACGGCGCTGCCGCCGTTCTTGATCTCGTCGATCACCGAGCCTGGGCGCTGCGGAGACGCCTTCTGGCGGTCGAGGATGCCCTGCATCTCGTTGCGGCGTGTGTCCTTCTCATCGGCCCCGAGCAGGCTCGCGACGGGGTCGAGGACCGGGTCCAAGAACGACGTGGCGGCGCGGGCCGTCTGCTGCGCACCGGTCGCGAACTGCTTCATCACCCGATCAACGGGCGACTCTTCCGGTTGCGGCGCAGGACGTGATGGAGACGGTGCTGCGGGCGCGGGCGCGGGCTGCGCGTAGGAGTTGAACTTCGAGGTCAGCGGCTCCATGCGAGCCGACACGTCGCGCTGGAACGATTCGAGGATGCCGCCGATGTGCTGGTGAATCTCTGAGCGGTCGGCTTCCTCCCGCATCTTGCGGGCGTTCTCAACGACATCCTGCGCCTGTCGCTTGCGCTGTTCCTCGGGGTCATCCCACTTCCAGAACGAGTAGCCCGCCATTAGGCAATCCTTGTCATGTGACAGGAGTTGTCACTATAATTACGGGTATGAGGCATCAACGGAAACCCCTTACTGAACGGCTCTGGAAGCACATCGACAAGCGCGGCCCCGACGACTGCTGGCTGTGGACCGCCTCCGTTGACAAGAAGGGCTACGGCCAGATCAACAGCGGCGACGGGCGCGTGCTGAAGACTCACCGCCTCGTCCTCTCCGAAAAGATCGGACGCGAACTCTCCGCTGGAGAGTGGTCGCTTCATACGTGTGACACGCCCGCGTGCAACAACCCCGTCCACCTGTACGTCGGAGACTCGGTCGCAAATGTCCGCGACATGCGCGAGCGCGGGAGGGCGCGATACGGCGGCGCTAGGGGTACTAGGAATTGCAACGCCAAACTCACCGATGACGATGTGCGGTCCATTCGCGAAGCGGCGCGCGTCCGTGAATTCGGAATGGGCGCTCGCCTTGCTGACGCATATGGCGTGAGCCGTGCAGTCATTAGCGCCGTAGTGAATCGCCGTACTTGGCGTCACGTCACGTAGCCCCGATGTAGAGGGTGCCGCGAATCGACCCCATTCCGAGGTTCCCTACTTCTTCGAGCGTGTACCACGGGTTGCCGTTTGCTCTCTTCAGTACGAGGGCCGAGTTTCCGAAGTTGAACTTGCCCGTCGCGGGGTCGTACCCCTCGGCAACGAAGTAGTGACCGGAGGTGGACGCCGTGACGGGGTTCCCCGCCTGGATCGACGCGACCATCTTCGAGGCGTTCGGCGGCCCGTCTTCGAGGCTGGCCGGGATGCCCATGCTCTGGAGCAGCTTCAGCTGCGACGCCGGTCCGGCCATGCCGGCGGCGGCGGTCCAGCCGACTTGCTTCGCGAGGTTGACGGCTTCTGTCATCGTCGGATTGCGCCCCAACTTCCGCGCGAACGCGATGGCCGCAGCAGGCCCGCAGACCGCGTCGGCCGTCTCCTTGTCGAGTCCCTCGGACGCCGACACGTTGTACTGGTTCGGCGTCAGATTCCCGAGTTCCCAGACCGATTGACCAGACTTTGCGGCCTGGGTCTGCTGCTGCGCCGACACCCCCGCCTGCGCGGCCTGGACCGGCGCGCTCGCGGCCGTGCCGCCGCCGCCCCGTGCGTTCGCCATGATCCGCTCGACCATGCTGAAGTCGGCGTTCGCGGGCGTCGCGGCTGTCGCGGCTGTCGGTCGCGGGGCGGCCTGCGGGGCCGCCGAGGCGAACGGCTCGACCTGGCCGGAGCGGATGGACGACACCTTCTTCGACCACTCGGGGTCTTCGGCGTAGCCCTTCGCGTTCATGTGGTCCCATAGCGCGTCCACGTCTCCGTCGCGCTGGTAGCGCGCCCATCCCTCCGCGTAGAGGGGGTTCTTGATGACGTTCAGGACGGCCTGGAACCCCTCGCCGAGGTTGTTGTACTTCGCGAACTTGCGCATGTTGCCGTTGTCGTTCGCCATGAACGAGCCGGCCGTGCCCTCGATGCCCTGGATGCCGCCGACGTTGAACCCCATATCGGCACCCAAATCTTTTCCGCTACCGACATTGCCGTTCTCGCTGATCGCGGTCGCCAGGAGTTGCCGCGCCAGTTTCTCGTCGCCGCCGGTGGCGCGCAGCGCCTCGCCGTAGGCCGACTTCACGAACGACGTGCGCGAGGTGTTGTCGAGCGGGATGTTCGCGATCTGCGGAGGGCGGCTCCCGCCGCTCATGACCCGCGTAATCAGGCCGTCGTCTACCATCGGCGCTGGCAAGCGCCGCGTGGTGGATTGCCCCTCACTCGACGCGCCACCCCGCGCCGTGCCGTATGAAGGCTCGGGGGACGGCGCGCGCTGTCCCGTCAAGCGGCCGACCTGGGCGTTCGTCGCGTTGATGACGGGCGGGGTCTGCGACCGAATCTGCTGGCCCTGCTGCTGCGCCATGACCTGGCGCGCGGCGGCCGACGCCCGGCCGAACATGTCCGCGAACGGCGAGCCTTCGCCGCCGGCCCGGACCTGTCCCTTCCACGACTCGATGTAGTCTCGCGGCGCGACCGCGTCTCCACGGGCGTTGCCGTTGACGGCCGCCTCGCGCTGCCACGCGTAGGTCGCGGCCTGATCCATCAGTGCCTCGGCGTTGGGGTCGCCGGTCGCCTGCGCGATGGCGGCGCGGGCGATGGTTTCGCGCGCCACGTTGTCGGCGATGTTTTCCGGTCGCCCGCCGACTTCGGGGCGCGGCCTGAAGATCGCGTTCGCGCCGGGCCGAGCGGCGGCCTCGGCCTGCCGCGATGCCTCGTCACCGGCGGCCGAGCCGCTCCAGTTCGTCGTCTCCATGAACGACGGCGCGGGGCGAGACGCAACCGGCATCTCCATCGGCGGGCGAGACTCAGGGCCGTACGGAGATCGCTGCCGCGCCGTCGGCACGAAGGGGCTGTTGCCTGCTGGTTGCGGTGGGCCGTAGTTGACGTACTCTTCAGGCGCGCGCTGCTGGCCCTGGCCGAGCGCGCGGCCCAGGAGTCCGTTGACCGACTCGCGCGAGAGCGGGCGGTTCGGCTCGCCCGTGTCGTACGGCGACAGGTCCATCTCGTAGTTGACGAACTCTTCAGGCGCGCGGCGGGCCTGCCGCGCAGCGCCGAGCATGCCGCCGGCCTCGGCGGCGCTCTCGACCACGTCGGGCATCGCGAAGGGGCGCTTGATTTTCGGGCGCGGCACGTAGCCGTTGCCGACTTCGTAGGGGTCCATCGCGTATGAAGTCATCAGACCCCCTGCATCCGTGCGCCGCGCGAGCGGCTGTACTGCGGAGCCTGCCGATCCATCATGTACTTGGCGTCGTCGGGCGTCGCTACGCCGGCCTCTTCGAGTTCGCCGAGGCCCATCGCCTGCTCCGTCGGGCTGAATTTGCGGTAGCGCTGGAGCGACGGGATCGACAGCGCCGATTGGGACTGATTGGGATTCGATTGGGGCTGCTGCTGCGCCACGCCCAGTGCGTTGGCGGCGGCGTTCGACGTGCTGGACTCGCCGTCGCCGTACGGGTTGGTCGAGTTCGTCTTGAAGCCCGAGTCGGGCGCTCCGTGGACGGAAGAAATCTGTTCGGTGTTGGCCCATCCCGCCGACGGCGCGGAGCCGCTCGCCGTGCGCCAGCCCTGCGCGCCGAGATCGGTGCCCTGCTGCCCGGCCATGCCTTGCCACGTGGTGCCTTGTAGTTGGGACGGGTTCCCCTGGCCGGTCATGGCGAGCGCAAGGTCGGTGTTCGACAGGACCGGACCCGTCTGCTGGCCGCCGTTGCTGAACGACGCCACGGGCGCGGAGCCGAACATCAGCGACCCCGAGTCCTGCAAGCCGCGAATGCGCTTCTGGTACGCAGCCCAATCGGCCGGGCCGCGCGGGGCGTTGAGGACCGTGCCCACGTTGAACTGGCGCTGGTTCTCGCCGAAGGTGGTGTCGTACTGGCGCACCGCTTCGCCGAAGTCGCGCTCGTTGTTGGCCTGGCCCACATCGAACTGGCGCGTCTCTTCGTTGAACTTGAGCGTGGCGAGCGTCGGGACGCCGTCGCGGAAGCCGCTCTGCTCGGCCGTGCGCCACGTCTCGTCGAGCGCCTGTTGTTTCTCGTCGAACGAGCGCTGCCACTGGTTCTGGAACTGCTCTTCGCCGAACTGGAGGCGGAACGACTCCTTGTCCCACTCCAGGTTCGCCATGTCCATCGCGTACTGCTTCGCGATCTGGTCGGCCTGGAGGGCGAGTCCCTGGCGTTCGAGTTCGAGTTTCTTCTTGTTGTACGAGTCCTGCGCCTTGCGCGCCGCCTTCTGCTCGGCGAGAGACGCGCCGTTGTAGGCGATCTGCGCCGCGAGAGTACGGTCGGCTCGGTCGAAATCCATCGCCATTGATGTCTGTCCTTATCGCCCGAGGCTGGCGTAGATGCGCTGCTGCACGTCGTCCCCCATCGGCGGCGTCACCTGTTGCGGCAGCATGCCCTGCACCATCGGCGCGGGCTGCTCGCCGCCGCCGAGCGTCGGGCGCGCGAGTTGTGTCGAGGACGCCGACTGGCCGCGATAGGCGTCGGGGTTGGTGTTCACGTCGGGGATCGACCCGTAGACGCCCTGCACGTCGAGTTGCTTCGGCGGCGCTGCGGGCGGCCCGCCGCCGTACTGGGCGGCGATGTCCATCAGGTTGAAGTCGCTCGTCGCCTTGTAGGCCGACGGGTCGTACTTGCCGCCGCCGAGTTTGGTCAGACGCTCCATCGCGCCGCCCTTCTCGAAGCCGGGCGCGGCCTCGCCCATCGAGCGGTTCGTCATATATGGCAAGAAGGGCTGGATCGAGTCCGAGACTTGCTTCAAGATGTCGGTCGGCAACTTCGCCATCGAGACGTAGTCCGAGATCATCTTGTTCGCTTTTTCGACGCTCAGTCGGCCGTTGGCGACGTTGTTGGCAATCGTCTGCGTGACGAAGTTGTCCTGCGCCTCGCGGGCCTGCTGATCCTGGCCGCGCATCTGCACGCCGCCCTGATAGACGGACCGCGTGTTCTGGCCCGCCTCAGTCGTGGCGGTGCGCGAGTTCGCGCCGGCTTCGGTGATGCCGGTGATCCGCTCGCGGGACTGGTTGTCTGCGACGCTGCGGGCGGTAGCGCCAGCCTCGCGGACATCGGTGTTGCGGGCCTCGCCGGCGATGGACGCGTTCGAGCGGTCGGTAGCGCCGGCCTCGCGCGTGGCGGCCAACTCGCGCTCCAGCGCAACGCGGACCGCCTCCTTCTGCGAGTCGGTCATGTCCGCGTTGGCGAGCCGCTTCTCAAGTTCCGCGCGCTGCGCGTTGGCGTAGGCCGTCGCCGCTTCGAGCGCCTGGGTTTCGAGTTCTCGGTTGCGGCGCTGGCGCACGTAGTCGGCCTGCCGCTCGCGCTCGACCTGATCGTCGTGCGCCTCCTGGCGACCCGGCATCGCGGGCTGCTCGTAGCCGTTCGGCATGGCGCTGCTGCTTGCGGACGACGGAGCCGTCGGGCGGTTCATCGCGCCAATTCCGCCGCCGACGGCAAACCCACCAGCGAGAGCGGCTCCGGCGGCGATGGGGTGCGCAGCAATGGCACTCTGGGCGGCGTTCCATGCATTCTGGAGCATGCCGCCGCCAGCGCTGCTTCCAGCACTGGCTACGGGAGCGGGGCCAACCGGGGGGAGCGGGCCGTTAGGCGGATATGGCGGGTTGATTGGCGACCCAGAGGGCGGCGTACCGCCTCCTATCGGGGATGAAGACGCCCCGACAACCTGTCCATCAATGATTGGCGGCTGGCCGGGGGCCGAAGGGCGCGGAGCCATTGCACCCGGCGGCGGCACGACATCACCGGACACGCGCGGTGGCGCTGGCGGTCCGCCGGCGATTGGGCCTTGTGCCCCGATTGGGTTCGGATTTCCGCGCGCCACGGTTGGCGGGTACGACGCCCCTCCTGCGGGGGGCAGCGCCCTTGCCGCCGCAGCGGATGCGAGACTTCCTGGCGGCGGCGGCGGCACGGGAGAGTCCGTGATGGTTACGCGCGGGGGAGACAACGCGCCCTGCGGGCGACCGCCAAGCCCGGCTGCGAGGCCGGATGCTTGCGTCGTCGTGATCTGGAACCACTCGGCGGCAAGTTCCGGGTTTGCCTGCGCGAAGCGTGGGTCGAGCGGGGTCACGTACCCCTGCTGCATGGCGATGTCTGCGATGTCCATCGCGCGGTCGCGCATGGTAGCGCCGGGGCCGGCTCCGGAAGACCCTCCCGTGAGCGACGCCATTACGTCTTCGTAAATGCCCATCTAGAACTCCGTTTCGTCGGCGGGCGGCAGGCCGGCGAGGCCGGCGAGGTACTTCGGCGCGAGCCGCTCCATCGAAGCCACGTAGCGGTCAACCTCTTTGTCGTCGTACGGGCCTCCGCTGCTCTCGCGGAGCGTTATCAACTTGCCGGACGTGACCAGCGCCGCATACTCGCGATACTGGTCTGCTTCCGACTTCGGCACGCGGAAGGCGGGCACCGGCTCGGTGAGCGCGGTGTACGCCGACTTGACGCGGTCCTTGAGCGCCGCCGCCAGGAGGTTCGAGCGCCGTTCGACGGTGTTCTGTGACGCGCTCAAATCAATTCGACCTTTCGTCTTCGATGACCCACGTCTTGACGTTCGGGAACTCGCGCTTGAGCGAGTCGATCAGCGCGCGGCGGGGGTGGACGTACTCGACCCACACGGGTGGGCGGTACGTCGCTTCCGCGTATTCGAGCCTGATCTGGCGGGTGCGCCCGAAGTACGCCATCAGCCCAGCGGTCCTTGCAACGGGATTGGCATCGGCTGCGGCGGCATGCGGTCTGACCCGGACGGTCGCCCGCCGGGGCCAGCCAGCCCTGCTCCCTGAATCTGATTCTGGGTCGGCTGCGGAGCGGGCGGCGCGTTGGGGTTGAGCGGCACGCCCACGCCGGGGGCGAGGCCCGGAGGCCCGCCGAGCGTGGCTCCCTCGCCGCCGGTCTGCGGCCCGCCGAGCGGGTTGCGCATCAGCGGCGAGGGCGGGGCCGGGATCAGGCCCGCCTTCTTGATCGCCTCTTCCACGGCTTTGTCGTGCAGCGGGCCGGACTCCATCGCCTCGTCCACCCAGATCGCGTCCAAGACGCTGTCGGGGTCTTCGTAGCCGAGGTACTCTTCCACCGCGCGCCGACGGTCGAGCAACTTGCCCTTCACCATCTGCGCGGCGAAACTGCCCTTGCTGATCCTCATCTGATCGACCAGCGGCTTCGTCTCGACCTTGACGCGGTAGTAGCCCTTGATGTCTTTCGGGCCGAGCGGGAGCCACTTCTTCTTGCGCGCGCCACCCTCGGACTTGTCGTCCTTGTTGGGCGACTCGCCCCAGATCGGCACCTCGGTCTTGATGCGCAGTTCGACCAGTTTCCAGACGTAGCGGATGACGCGCGCCATCATCAGGTCGAATTGCTGGATGCTCGGGTGCAGCGTCAGCATCGACGCCGAGATCAACTGGTTGATCGCGTAGCCCGCCTGGTCGCCGCCGCCCACGCCCCTGATAGCCGGGCCGAGGCCGCTCGACACCTCGTGCATCCGCATCGCCTGCGTGATGAGGCTCCCCATCAACTGGAGATGCTCGGACGGCGGGGTGACGAACTTGAACTCCTGCCCCTCGTACAGCGTCATGTGCTTGCCGACCTGATACTCGGGCGTGATCGGCCGCCCGTCGTCGCCGAGCGGCACGTCGAGGTTGTTCGGCGTGATCGTGACCGGCGTCGGGTAACAAAATAGGTAGCCGGCGTTCGACATCATCGTCCAGAAGCGGTCGAGAAGGTCGAGCAGCCACACTTGCTTGTAGGTCGGCGGGCGGCTGTGCCGCTCGGGGTTGCGGTCCGGCGTCGGCTTCGCGAAGCAGTGGAAGTAGGGCACCTCGCCCATGCCGTGGTGGACCGACTTGACCAGCACGTCTTCGACGAAGGTCAGCGAGTCGTTGCGGTCGTGGTACTCCCACACCTTGACGTGCGGGCGGGTGTCGTACTGGGTGTCGAACCCGTTGTACGGGTACGCCTCGCCGAGCGGCCCGACCGGCACAATGCCCTCGCCCTGCCAGCGAATCTTGCCGCTGTACTTCGCGAGGACGCTCCGCACCGGGCGCTCCATGATCTCGATGCAGGCGTCAACCTGGCCGTCCGGCCCGTAGATCGGGTGCCAGTTGACCGGGTCCACGTCCACGAACGAGATGGGCAACCCACCCTTCTTGCCGTTCTCGACCGCGTCGCTGTACTCGCGCAGTTCGGTGTCGCTCAGCTTGTCGGCCGACTTCTTGAACAGCGACTTCGGCGTGGGCAAGTCCTTCCACACGTCGGGGTCGTACAGGACTTTGATGACGCCGAGGCCGTCCGCGATCTGATTCGCGCGGACCATCGACGTGACCGGCCGTCCGACCTTCTGCTCGCACTCGCGGATCAGCGACTCCGACCACTTCTCGCGCAGGCTGCTGTTGCGCTGAGCGGAAATGGTGTCGTCGTACGGGTCCACGTGGACGCGCCAGGGGGCGTCGTCCGAGATCGCGATCATCAGGTCGATGGTGTCCGACAGGATCGGCAGGCGCACCTCCTGCGCGGTCTGCTGGTACGCCTCCGGTATCTCGACCTTCTTTTCCTGGTAGCGCCGCTTGCGCATGTCCACGATCATGCGGTTGCGCGCGGAGTAGTGCATCTCCGCTTCGGTGCGCAGCGTCATGGCGATGCGCGTCTTCTTGTCCACGTCGGACGGAAGGCGGCCGGGGGCCAGCGGCGCGGGGGTCGATCTTGCGTCGTCAGCCATTTACTACCTTCCGCGCCGCCTGGAGGCCGCGCCGATATGCGTCGATCAGGCTCCCGCCGGCGGGCGTGCGCGAGGTCGCACCGTTAGCCACAAATCGGAAGTCTTGTGCCGTCGTCTGCCGATTGCCACTTCGTGCCAGTTTCCAGGCCAGGGCGAGCGACATCACGCAGTCGTCGTGCATGCCCTCGGGCGCTCCGTAGCGGATCGCGCCGGAGGGGAGCCGCTCCTGCTCGTACGCCTTCAACTCGTCCGTCAACTGCTGGATCGGCGGGATCGAGAGTTGGCCCCGCTCGATGGCGAGCGCCAGTTCCTGGATCATCGGGGTCTTGTTCTTCGAGGTCGTGGTCACGCCCACGATGGGCAGCTTCATCCGCCGCAGCGCCTCGATGACCGGGTCGCCGGCCATGTTCTTCTCAGCGAGGATGTTGACCGTCGCGCCGGGCACGGCCGTCCAGGCGTAGTACAGCGCGCGGATGCGCAACTGCTGCGCGTGCCACTCGATCTGATTGAACCGCTGGAAGGCGACCAGCGCCTTCGTCTGCATGTCGATCAGGCTCAAGACCGTGAAGTCGTTGACCCGCGCGAAGTCGATGCCGAGGGCGAAGTGGCCCATATACGGCTCGCGGAGCGTCCCCTTGACGATCTCGTCAACGCCACGGAAGACGCCACCGCCGTCCTCGATGAACTCGGCCAGGTACTCCTGGCGGAAGCTGCGCTCGGGCGTGCGCTCCCAGATCGAGTTCATCTCGTCGTAGGTGATGTCGGGGTTCTCAAGCGGATGCGGCTCGCGGATCAGGGCTTGCGTCTCGGCGTCGATGCGGACGCCGCAGCCCGGCGCTTGCCACGCCGCAGAGTCCGGGCGGTCGCGTGCGGCCATCCATTCGCGCCAGAACCAGTTGCGGCCCTTCGGCGTCCCGATGATCCACGCCCACCCACGGGTGTCCAGCAGCATCGGGCGCAGCACCTCGTACCACGCCTCTTCTGGCACGTCTGCCGCCTCGTCAACCACGACGCCGTCGGCGGTGTGGCCGCGCGCGGAGTTCGGCTCGTCCATCGACCGGAAGGTGATCCGCCCGTTCGACTTGTCGAAGTAGATCGTGCCCTCGGTCTTGTTGAACCGCGCCACGTCTTTTGCGTTCCCGAGCGCTTTGAGCGCCTCGTCCCACGCGATGCGGTTCTGGTCGTGGCTCGGGCTTGCCCACATCACGCGCTTGCCGGCCAGCGCCGCCGGGATCGCCACGTGGGCCATGACGCCCGACGTTTTCCGCCAGCGGCGGCCCATGCTCGCCCAATTGAAGCGCTTGTCCGAGGCGAAGACGATCCGCTGCCCAGTGTGCGGGCTAGGCAGGCGGATCGTGCCAACGACCCTGTTGACGCTCGTCGTCGTCACCGACGCCCTCGCGACGCTGCGAGGCAGGCCGTGGGCGCTACGCGCGACGCCGCGACGCAGTCCACGATTGAGATATATGGACTGACGCGCAGCGCCCGACCGCCGCGCGTCATGATGCCGCCTGTAGGATCGCCATGCGCTCCGCATTGAGCCGCGCGTATGTTGGCGCGTCGGTGCGGACAATGTCGCACTCGCTGCATAGCCCGCTGTCGCGCGGCGGCCAGTGCTGGACGCTGCACTCGTCGCACCGCGCCCACTGCTCGATGGTCGCCTCGCGGTCGAGGCACGGCCCGCAGAGCGAGTACGCGAGGATGTGCGTGCCGCGCTTGCAGCGGGCGCAGATGAGCAGTGGCGTCATGAGTTGCGCCAGTCTTCGACGTACTCGACCTTGATGGTCTGCTCGCCCTTCGTCTCGATCACGGACTTCTCGGTCGGCCGTCCCGCGACGCGGTCGATCAGGTACTTCGCGATGGCGGTGTCGCCCGACAGGGCGCGGTCAACCATCATCGAGACGATATCGTCAAGGTTGCTGACGATCTTCTTCTCGAAGCCGTTGAACTGGACTTCCGGTTTCGGTCGCTTCACGCTGCCGGGCGGTCGGCCGCGCTTCCGCTTTTCTTCTGACATCGGCCTCCCGTTCGGCTGCGGAGAGAGTTGTCCACATGCATCGTACGCGGGCCGTGGCGCTGTATGCCAAGACTTGCCGAATGGCAGGATATGGCATACAATGAACGTGGATAGATGGGGGTGGAAATGGACGTAAACGAGGCGTCAGCCTTCGTGCCAGAAGCGTGGTCGAAGGCGTATGTGGATAGAGTCGCGTCGACGTCGGTCCTGCTGGCGCGCATCGAGCGCCAGCGCCTCGGCCCCGAGGTCGGGTTCTCAGGCTCGTGGGGCACGGTCGTGTTCCCCGACGGGACGAAGTTCGAGATCGAGGACGTGTCGTTCGACGGGCGTGGAGACGACCTGAAGGCGTACGGCCGCAAGGTCGTGAAGCGCGAGGTGCCCGACGAGGCGGCGCAGGACGACTTTCAGTCGTTGCTCGCCAAGTGGCGCGACGAAGGTAAGGGCGAGATCGCGGATCGCGTCGCGTCGGCTGAAGACGAGTACGGATACTCCGTGCAGACGCTCATCGTGTCACGGGTTGAGGAAGTCGTCCAGCGCGAAGCGCTGGTGAACGACTGCAAGTTCTACCGCTCTCTGATGTCGCGGCCGCTGACGGTCGTGATACCGAAGTTCGGGGACATCGAGCCGTACAGCGTCGCCGTTGAGTTGAGCGGCACGTCGGACATCACCGTGACGAAGGCGGCGTACCGCTCGGTTGCGGAGATGGACTTCGGCTTGTCGGAGGCCGACTACCGCAAGGCGTGGGACGCGCTCAACGCGGCGAATGAGCCGCGCGAGGGCGTGCGCTTCGCTCGCGAAGACCACAACGTGATGCTGGATGCGGTGAGCGACACGCTGAGGCGCAACATGGACGCCGCCGAGGCGGCGGGCGTCGTGTTCGACACATCAGAGCCGCATGGCTAACAGCGCTGGCGTGCGGCGGCTCGCGGTGGCGGTGTTGCAGCGGGCTGCATTCGATGCGGCCGGGCTGATCGACACGTCCACGTGGGGCAAGAGCGTGGCGCTGCGCGCGGAGCGCGCTGAGTGGATACGGGAAGAGTCGTACGACTGGCTGACCACGCCGAGCGCGGCGCTCGCGCTGTGGGCCGACGTGGCCGGTATCGCGATGCGAGACGTGATTGATGGCGCAGATGCCGCTGTCGAGTACGCGCGCAAGCGCGCCGAGGTGATGGCGAAGCGCCGTTCGTCCACAACGTGGGCGGCGAAGGGGTGACTGAATTGTGGGACTGGCTTGAAGCCGCCGTCAGGCGGTGCTTTGTGCGCGGCTGGCGGCGTGTTGGGTGGGAAGAGGCGGTGGCGTGGTGACGAACGCCGTGGGCGGTTTCGTTTGTGGCTTGCTGTGCGGCGTCGTGGTGGGCGCGTTGGCCGCCGTGGCGACGGCGGGCGGGGGTTGGCGATGGTAATGGACTGGACGCCGTACGTGTGGCTCGCCTTGGCGTGCGCGCTACTGTGCGTCATCGCGTGCGGACATGAGTGACGCGGTCGCGGAGCGAGACGTGATCGTCCACGACCACCCGCGATGCGGGAAGGATGTCTTCGCCCGTGGGGCGACGTGGCCGAAGGTGTCGCGCGATGAGTACGACCTGACGGCCGGCGATCCACGTTGTGGGTCGTGCGGGCGCTTGATTCGCGGACTCACGAAGAGTTTTGTTGACGGGGCGATGCGCGCGTACTCGTAGTCGCGGCGCGAGCCACGTAAGAGACGGTACGGTCGTCCCCCGCCTACTGGCCTCGGAGCCAGTCGCCCAGGACGCCGCAGGCGGCTTGTGAGATGATCGTGCCGAAGAAAAACGTCAGTGCGTAGGTGATGTAAAACTTGAGTCGCCACATGGCTTGCATTGTAACGCAAAAGACCCCGCTCGGCGTGCGTCGAGCGGGGTCTTTTGTCGGATAGTCTCGCATGCGGGCGTCGTACTCCGTCACGAGTAGCCATGCGCTTCATCCACATGCTCGGTCGATGGAAACCTAGACTCGCCTCTCTCGGCCCCGTGTAGTGACGGATGGGGGGCGAGATGGTGTCGAGGAGGGGACTCGAACCCCTACCCCCTTGCGGGAAGCCGATTTTAGGTCGGCCGCGTCTGCCGTTTCGCCACCTCGACTGGTGCCCGCACCAGGAGTCGAACCTGGCCGCCTCCGTGTACGCGGTGGCGCTGCCGCTGCGTTCGCGGGCTGGATTGCGTCACGAGCCGCCGCAGCGGCGCGTGCTTTGTTTTCTGTTTCCACGAAACGTGGCTTTCCACATGGTGCGGAAACCCACGTTTCGTGGAAACTCGTCTGCCCACGGCGTTGGGTAGCCGTCGTGAGCGGGGTGCCGTGCGTCGGGCGACGCGCCTCAGCCGCTCAGTTGTGGTTTTTGTCGCCCGACATGAGAAGTATAGTGCGGAGTCGTGCGGGATGTCAAGAGTTGCCACGAATGTGGTCGGCGACTTTCAAGACCCACGCACGGAAGTCGGCATCTGATCGGTCCAACTTGGCAACGTTGCATGACTTGCAGCAGGGCTGGACGTTGCCCTGCACGTAGCCGAGCGCGCTGTCGATGCGGTCGATGCCGTTGGCCTTGATCTCCGTCAGGTATCCCTTGTGGGTCTTGTAGCGGAGTCTGGGGGGAGCGCCGCAATAGACGCAATCTCGCGCGACTATATCGGCAACGTCGCGTGGCGACAACTCAAACGGTAGGCCGCGCTCAGTTGCGCCCTTGCGGATCGACTGCACGACTATCCACTCGCCGGGGAGCAGCCCGTACTTGTTTCGCTTGAAGCAGCCGCAACTGAGGTTATTCCGCCCGAAGTGCGTCGTGCGTATCGAAACTTCCCTACCGCAGTCGCATCGGCAAATCCAGCGGCCGCGACCTCGACCAGATTCTCTGTCGTAGCGTATGGCTACGACGTGGCCGTGTCGCTCGCCCACACGATTCTTGATTTGCGATTTTGACTCACCGTCCGCGAACTGGCACCCGCAATGCTGCCTATGCTTGCCCGAGAATCGGTTCGTGATGACCTCCGTGCCGCAGTCGCAGACCATCAGCCAGGGGCGTGACTTGCCGCCGCGCCATGTGTTCTTGGTCTTCTTGGCAGGAAGGGGCCGCACTGCTGTGAGCGAGCCGTAGCGCTCGCCGGCGCGATCCAGGCGAATATCCGAAGACGCCCGACCGGACGCCGTGCACCCGCAGTTCGGCAGTTTTCGAGTGAAAACGAGCGGGGCGACGACGACATCAGCGCCACAGTCGCATCGGCAGAGCCACGTCGCCCCGCCTTTCTCGTCGCGGCCGTCTTCGCGGACCGCGACCAGTTTTCCGTAGCGCACGCCGGTTCGGTCTAGTATTTTTGCCAACCAGAACCCCCGTCACATTGTACTGCGTTGACCTGCTGTTTGTCAAAGTTTGCCATGAGAGGTGATTTTTTCTCCGGGAGGATGACCAGTGTTGGCCGAAAATCTTTTGTGGCCCGCGAGGGCACTAGCGTATGGGGTGTCAACATTTTGAGACGGGGATAGGGTGGGCCTCGCGGGCGCGCGCGTGGCTTGACTGCGCGCGGCCGCGCGTTCCCCTGGCATCGCCCGATGCGTCCAGGTTGGGCGGCCGATATGCGCATGGTTCTATGGTGTGCATCGGCTCGGTGTGAGGCGGCCGCCTCCGAGTGGCGGCCGGTGCTGAGTGGCCGATGCATGCAGCGCTGCATGCAGTAGGGGATAGATCGATGCGGCGGATGCAACGCTTGCAACGCATTTCACTGCATGCAGTAAAATCGGCTCCAAACCCGTTGACAAGCTGTGCCACGTGGCATATAGTGACGTTGCGGCAGGGAAAACAGAACTGCCGAAACGGAAAGTGTGCCGCTTGGTTGCACACTCAACTATTCGGAGGGCTGACAATCATGGCTCATTACCATGCATTCGGCGAAGCGACCGACCTAGGCAAAAAGCCGGGAACCAAACTGCGCGGGCCTGCCAACGGATGCTGCCGTTGTGAGGCGCACATTGCAGACGATATGAAGGAGGCGCGCCGTCGTCCGACTTGCGACATGGAATGCTACATGTGTGAGCGAATGCGCGTTCTGGCCGTTAGGCTCGCAAAGTAGGGGAGTGACAATCATGGACAACGCAGCAACGGCTACCGTCAACGTCGTGGTATGCCCAATCTGTCTAGAGACGAAACCGACTACCGATTGTCGGCAGACTGGCCACCGGTACGATTCGTGGCAGTGTCTCGAATGCGCTCCGCTCCGCCAGTGCGAATCGGACGATTGCGGGTCAACGGACGACGTACGCGAGTACCGTGGCCCGTATGACGATTTCGCCGAAATCGAATTGTGCGCAAGCTGCCGGGCGGCCGCATCATGGGCACAGTGGACGGGGCGCGTTATGGCTGGGGCGTACTAGGTCGCGGATCGTGCCAACATTTGGCGAATGGGAGTAAATGACATGACGCACTACCATGTGGGATACAACGTGCCGGGCTACATTCCTGAAATGGATGTGTACGTCGTTACCTCGAAGCGTGACGCTATCAGTGCAGTGGCGGATGAGGCGCGACGATTGAACGACGATACATGCATGAATGACGCGCACAATGGGCGTCATGGCCCGTACATCAAACGCGGCGGAAATGGCGACATTTGGCTTGAAGCACGCGGGTGCGCCGGCAGCGGCGCGGACTACCACGTGTGGTATCAGCCGTGTGCCGATGCGGATTGTGATACGAACGACGACTAGCATACCGGCCGCCTCACGTGAGGCGGCCGGGCCACACTGGGGCGACTGTGCGCGCGTCAGTGTGGCCCGGTACGGGCCGATTGGAGAATGGACAATGCCACGGCGACGTAACACGCCACCTGTCACGGTTGACACGCTGGCCGATGTCATCGGCTCGCCACACCCGCGCCCCTCGTTGCTGTGCGCCACGTGTGGCGCGCTGTACAGCGCGGACCGGGGCGACTACTGGGGATTCCCGCGTGACCACGTGTTGACGTGCTGCGGCCGAAACCTGGCCCTCGTCACGGCTCGCACAACGTACGTTCCTGTCGCATCATAACGACCACGGTACGCACGTGAGGCGCAAATCGGGGCGGAATTTGTATCGGCTCCACCACATGCAGCCGGATCGGCTCAGGAATCGCCACACCCGACGGATTTACCAACATGGCGGTTGGTAATCCATTGTACGCCGGCGTTCGCCGGCGTTCGCGCCTTAGTATAGTAGAGAGTTCGTATCCACCCAACGGGGAGTTTTTTTTCTACGAGGCGATTCTAAGCCCCGGAGAATTTGACTCTAACAGTATTCTAATTCCCTCCGCAAATTCACTTTGCGTTGGGAGGGTGGGTGCCCAGAATACCCCTTATAAGGGCGACAGGTACCGATTTCGGGCCTCCCGACACCCAATGTGGGTACGCGCTCCCAATGGGAGCCGCCTCCCAAATCGCAAAACCGTTGCATGCATTGACAACAACCGACACGTGGCATATAGTGGCAACACACGGAGGACACATGACCAGCCGCCAACGCTTCCCGGTCGCAGCCATCCGCGACGCGTGGTACGTCTACAGCCTGGACGCGCAGCGCTTCGACATCATCAACCGCGTCCTCGGCACGGGCCACACGACGTGGGCGGCTCACGCCGCCGACCTGTCGCCGCTCTCACGCGCCGCCTATGACCTGATCGTCTCGCGCCGCGACACTGTCACATCGTGCCACATGCCACAAAATAGCGCACAGCGCCACGCACAGCCCCGCTAGCGCCCTTCGGGCTATCGACCAGCCACCCCCACATTCTGCGGCCCTCAGAACGCCGCTACGGAGCAACCCGCCATGACCAACACACAGCGCAGCACGCACTACATCGCCAGCCGCTCGACGGACGACTACACCGGGTACCGTATGGTGCCGCTCGCGTCCCGCGAGCAGGCTAACGAACTGCCGCGCATCCGCGCGGCGTGGGAGATCGCCGGCGTCCGCAACTTTGACGACGCGATGGGCGCACTACTCGCCAGCCTCGGTGGTAAGTACGTCGGCTCCGACACCACCATTACCCGCATCGTGCCGCGCGAGCCTGACGCAGACGAGCGCCTCGACGCCGCGCGCGGCGTCCTGCGCGCCGACTACTGGCAAGACGTGGCAAATGTCATCTCGTGGCTACGCCACGAAATCAGCAACGGCAGCATCACGGACACCGACGCCGCGACGCAACACATAGACGAGACGGTAGACGGCCATCAGCGCGTCATCTACACCGGGCAGGCGATAGAGTGCCTGCTATTCAGCCTCAACGAGGACGCGTACCAGGACGAAACGGGCGACTCGCCCGACATGTCGGACGGCTCCCACTGGTCGCAGTTGGCCTACTACGCCTTCCGCGCCGACATCATGGCCGAAATCGGCGACCTTGACGCATTCGTGGACGACAACAGGCCGAAACCCTTCGCCGAGTGCGACGACTGCGGAGACGACATCGAGACGGAGGCCGACGCGCACATCGTCACGGACGAAGACGTAACCGTCTGCGCAGACTGCGCAGAGGCGCGCGAAGACGCCAAAAAACTAACGTGCGACGCATGCGGCAAGGAAATCACCGACGAAAAGCTGTACGCGAACAACGCGGGCCAGCGCTTCCACATCGCTTGCCACGAAACCGACGCCTAATGCTCGACATCCTCATCCCCCTCTGCATCTTCACCCCATTCGCCGCGATCCTATACCGACTACTACGCGAACTGGAGAGGTAGCACCGTGAGCAAAAGCACGCCGACAAAAGAACTCAGCAGCCTTGTATCCCGTCTGCGCCGCGCGCTGCAAGCCATCGAGGACGCCGAGCCGCGCGCACTGTACTGCGACACC